ATATCAACACGTGGCGCAGATGGTAAAACGCGCTATTCAGTGTCAACGCCAGCCAGTGACAGTAAGTAACATGCTGCCAGTGTATGACGTGCGAGTGCTGACGTTTTTTCAAGCATTGCGCCAATATGCCAAGTCACTGAAACAGGCCAGCAAGTAACAAGCAGTCATAAGCCAGCATCATGCTGGCTTTTTCATGCTAAGAATATAAGCGCATACTTATATTCACACAATGGCGCTACAATCAACGCGCTAGCATTCAAGCCACACTACCATTGGCAACAAATAACAACGCGCCATACGTTGATTGTGTGGCATTGGTGGCACGGTTTGACACTGAGCCAGTCAATTAAATGGTAAATGGCACACAGCGGCGATACGATGAGATTTTTTAGGTGGCGCCCCTGAGGCCACCGCCGCACCCGACTCCAAAAATGACCCTTAGACCTCCCCAACCGCCCGACCATTATCTAGCTCTAAAACCCAACCCAGCCCACAAAGATCACTGTCCTCTATAACCGCCGCCAATCGGCGTCCACCCAAGCCCCACTTACCCCGCCTGCCGTACTAACTATTCTAACACCTAGGGTATTGGTTTAGTGTATAATGGGGTTATCGCTCAATCCAGGATAAATAACGTGACTCTCCGCCTTATCATACCCGCCGATGAACAGATTATCCCAAGGCTGCTTAACAGCGAGCTCGTTGAGGGTGCTCGGCCTATCATTCGTGATAATGAGAAAGACGGGTCACCTGGATTCCAAGCATCTGAGTTCCAAGCGAAACAAGTCGCTGAACTTCTGGCCTTAGGCATGGATATCGAGAAGATTTCAAAGGTGCTGATGGTCAAGCCCGCTCTTCTCCAGTTCTACTACGCCAACGAATTCGATACCGCGGAAGCCCTCGTCAATGCAAAGGTAGCAAGAGTCGCACTGGACATGGCTTTATCTGGGCGGAACCCGGAAATGACGCAATTCTGGTTAAGGTCTCGTGCCGGTTGGATGGAAACGAAGCGCCTGGAGCTTACCGGCGCCGACGGCGGCCCTGTGGAAATCACCCAGGCTCGCGAAGGGTTGATGAAGACTGTCATAGAACATGAAGATTTCGAGGAAGAGGCGGTTGATGCAAAGTCGAAACTATTAGGCGGATCGGCGGTTGTTGAGGATGCAGACGTCGTTTCAGTTGCAACTGAAAGGTAAAGGAGGTGATCCAAGGTCAAGAAAGTGCGACAAGCACTTCAAAACCATCCATCCTCGCTTTGTCTCCAGCCGAAAGGTTTTGGAGACTTCCTATTCAGGTGCAGAAAGAGGCGATTGCTAAACTTTCTGACAAAGAAGTTATTGTTCTAAAGCACGATTGGGGGTGGTACGCAAGGCCATCTCAGCAGATGCCGAAGGGTAACTGGAGAACTTGGCTGATTCTCGCCGGTCGCGGTTACGGAAAGACAAGGACCGGGGCGGAAACGGTCAGGGAGTGGGTGAAGAAGTACCCGATAGTGAATTTAATCGGGGCAACGGCGTCGGATGCTCGGGATATTATGATTGAAGGGGAGTCAGGAATCCTCGCAATCTGCCCGAAGTGGGAAAGGCCCGTGTATGTAGCGTCGAAAAGGCAGTTGGTCTGGCCTAACGGGGCGAAAAGTTTAGTATTTACCGCGGACGAGCCGGAACGTCTTCGCGGTAAGCAGTCGATGAAGTTGTGGGCGGACGAGTTAGGGTCGTGGAGATACGAGGAATCATGGGATCAGGCGATGTTTGGTCTTCGCCTAGGACAGAATCCTCAAGCCGTTGTAACAACGACGCCTCGCCCAACGAAATTGGTCAAAGCACTGGTGGCGAATCCTACCACTCACGTAACAAGAGGTAGCACTTACGATAACAGAAGCAACCTAGCAGCCGCGTTCTTTGAAGAGATTATCAAAAAGTACGAGGGAACAAGGCTAGGGCGGCAAGAACTGATGGCAGAGCTCCTGATGGATAATCCAGGAGCTTTGTGGCACCAAGGAATCATTGACGATCTGCGGGTAAATAGAGCTCCCGCATTTAAGAGAATCGTAACAGCTATCGATCCGTCGGTTGCGAAGTTTGGAGAGAAAGATGAATGCGGTATTATCGTTGTTGGAGAGGGCGTGGATAATCACTTTTATCCTATTGACGATCTTTCCGGTAATATGTCTCCTGACACATGGGCTAAACGTGCAGTGGAAAAAGGGCACCGGGCGCACATGGGCGACAAGATTGTGGCAGAAACTAACAACGGCGGAGCTCTCGTGGAATCCGTGCTCCGTACAATCGATCCAAATATCCCGTATCAGGCGGTTACAGCGTCTCGGGGTAAGAGAATCAGAGCAGAACCTATTGCAGCACTGTATGAGCAGGGTCGGGTCCATCACATCGGCATGTTCGCGAAGCTTGAAGACGAGATGTGTAACTGGGATCCGTCTGTTGACACCAAATCGCCGAATCGTCTTGACGCGCTTGTCTGGGGAATCTCGGCTTTAATTGATCCATCAATATCATCCGGACTATCGTTCGGCGGAGTAAGAACATGACGCACCTAACTGACGACCCCAATGGCCCTGGACTAGCGAAAGCCCAGAGTAACACGACGGGTCAGCATAGCATGTACCTTGTCCTGCCTGAATCAGAAAGGCAGAAAGGATACGTGCGCCCTTATCGCAACACGTATAAGCACAAAACGTGCCAATCTGTTACAGCAATGGGGCAGGCGCTGTCAGAAACTTACGCTCGTGACCCGAAATTCTATGGAGCTACCTTCTGCGTCAGATGTAACGCGCATTTTCCGGTATCTGAGTTCGTTTGGGTCGCAGATGGCGAAGAGGTTGGGTCATGAGTCGCTTCGGGAATGTCCTTAAAGCTCTTGCAGCCGCCTTCCAAGGGCGGGACAGTACCGTTTATCCTCGTCTGTTCAATTTATTCGGCGCGAAAAGGCCTCTTCAGCGTTTTACGCCCATTAATCTTCGCGTCCTGTCAAGAAGCATTTATGCGCGCAGAGCTATCAACTGTATCAAGGACCCAATCAAGCAGATGAAGTGGGAAATCCGCGCAAGAAAAGGCGTGGAGATGAATTCTGAGATAGAAAGACAGATCAAAGCAGCGACCGCCGTGTTTGAGAGACCAAATGAGTCGGACAACTTTATGTCTTTCGTTGAACAGGTGATCGAAGATTACTTGGCAGTGTCGGCGGGAGTGTATGAACAGCGTCCACAGGCGGATAAGAAGAAGCCCTTGATGATGTGGCCTGTGGATTCTCAGTCAATTCAGATTTATGCAGGATGGGCGGGCGGAGCGTATTTACCTCGCTATGCACAAACGATGGGATTGATGATGGGGGCGTCAGATAACTCCATCACCTTCCTGGACATTGAGATGACGTACATACGCCCCAATCCTTCCACGGAGACACCCTATGGGTATGGACCGCTTGAAATCGCAGCTCGTAGCATTGCTCGACAACTTGGAGTTAGCGAGTACGCGGGGAACCTCGCGTCAAATGCGACGCCTGGGGTCCTCATGCACTTTGCCAACGGGGACGACACAACCATTCGCAAATTCCGAGATTATTGGGCAAACGAAATTGAAGGCCAAGGAGTCATGCCCATCGTCGGCGGGGATAAAGAACCGAAGTCAGTCAATCTTCATCCGGAAGGTGATGACGCACTCTACCCGAAATGGCAGCAGTTCTTAATCCACGAGATTGCAACTGCATTTGGTATTCACGTTCTCAACTTCAACCCGATGGTCTCCATGTCTGGCGACCTTGCACAGTTCGCTGAGGATCAAGACTGGAAATATGCAATTCGCCCGACTGCCAAAACGTTACAGACGCATTTCACGCAGGACACCCTGCACAAGGCGATGGGCTTCTACTCTTTGGAGTTTTCTTTCGACGGCCTTGATCGTGAAGACGAAAAAGAGCTGGCAGAAATCTATAAGATTTATTATCAGAACAATCTCACCACACCAAATGACTTCCGAGTCAATAAGCTGGGTCTAGATCGCTTTGATAATCAGTGGTCTGATGCGACCTACGGTGATATGCAGATTGCAATTGGCTCTGCTCGCCGTGGGTCGGATGCAGGTACCGGAGACTTGTTGGACAGTCCGGAGTTGGTCAAAAATAAAGATGCAGCACCCAATCGACATTACCCCGGCCGGGGTTAGTTCTACAAAGGAGACTTAAATGACTACCGCTTCCACTCTCTTGGCACTTTCGCTGACCACCGCCGAAGTTGCT